AACGTGTCACTATTTATACAGTACATGATATCTAAGAGGAATCAAAAGTATTTGGTACCAAAAACCCAGATATTATTCCTAAAAGACTTAGGTTCTAACACCAATGTGTATCAGGAATACGGCTGGAAAAATACAGGTACATTATTCAAGACACATCTCATATCATATGCTATTGAATTTCTAAAAGAAAAAATAGATGAGGAGACAGATGAGAATGGAGATATTGTTAGATACACAAATGGTGTAGAAAGAATACCTGATCAAATGCTTCTTAAAGAAATGTTGGCTTATTATCCTGGGTTAAACGTGGATAGATTGGTGGCATTCTCTGCCCTTATAGCATTTGCTAAAGTGCAGCAATCAAACCGTGGATATTTGAAAAGAACTGAGTCTAATCCAAATAATTCCTTGGATAAATCAGAAAATTTGTATAAATTTAAGTATTCCCCCTTTAAAAATTTAGAGAGGAGTGGAAGAAACACAACTAGTAAAATAAAGAGATCTGGTTTTAAAAATTTTAAATAAACATGCAAGTATATAACGCAATGCAACTAAAGGCTGGTGCTAAGGCACAGAGTGGATATCCAACTACTGCCAGTCTTACACAGCCTGTACAGTTCCTTCCAGCAAAAGATAAAAATGATGATTGGTCTGCATGGAATTTGGACTGGCTTGAGTTGCAAGGAATGTACTTCTTAAGAAAGAATGCCCGTAAGCTATTAAAAAACTACAAACTTGCTAAAGGTATTATTGATAAGACAGACTATATAATTGAAGAAGATAATGAATACAGGGATTTGATGGATATACTTACAAGAGAAGATAACTCTGCTCTTGAACTTAAGTTTTATCCTATCATTCCCAATGTAGTTAATGTATTATGTGGTGAGTTCTCCAAGAGATTCAATAAAGTTCAATTCAGAGCTGTTGATGATCTCTCATATAATGAGATGTTGGAACAGAAAAGAACAGAAGTAGAGCAAAACCTTCTTGCTGATGCTGAACAGAAACTCATTCAGAAAATGATTGAGATGGGTGCTGATCCAAGCAGCCCTGAAGTACAACAACAATTGGCTCCAGAAAATCTTAAGTCTCTTCCTGAGATTGAAGACTTCTTTAGAAAAGACTATAGATCACTAGTAGAAGAATGGGCCACACATGTTTACAATGTGGATGAAGAAAGATTCAAAATGCAGGAACTTGAAGAAAGAGGATTCCGTGATATGCTTATTACTGACCGTGAGTTCTGGCATTTTAGAATGTTGGAGGATGATTATGAAGTAGAGCTTTGGAATCCTGTTCTTACATTCTATCAAAAATCTCCTGATGCAAGATACATATCTGAGTCTAACTATGCCGGTAAGATTGATATGCTTACTGTATCTGATGTAATAGACAAGTATGGTTATCTAATGAGTAAAGAACAACTTGAGTCTTTACAGAATATTTATCCCGCAAGATCAGCTATTTATCAGGTATCTGGCTATCAAAATGATGGCACCTATTATGATCCTAGCAGATCACATGAATGGAATACTAATATGCCTGGCCTAGCTTATAGACAATTTGTAAGTAATTGGGATACAGCTCCTGAGTTTGGTGGTGATATTGTAACATCTATTCTTGGTGAAAGTGAAGATTTTCAGAACTGGCAGCAAGGTTCACTTATGCGTGTTACTACAGTTTATTGGAAGACACAACGTAAAGTAGGTCATCTTATAAGAATTAAAGAAGATGGAGAGATTATTCAGGAGATTATTGATGAAACATATAAGATTACTGAAAAGCCTTTATATGATACTTCTGTATTCAAGAATAAGAACAAAGAGAATTTGATTCTAGGTGAACATATTGACTGGATCTGGATTAATGAAGTATGGGGTGGAGTTAAGATTGGACCAAACTTACCTGCATTCTGGAGATCTAACATGTCTAATAATATTAATCCTATATACTTAGGTGTTAATAGAAGCAAACCTGGCCGTGTACCATTCCAGTTCAAAGGTGATAAAACTTTATATGGATGTAAACTTCCAATTGAAGGCCGTGTATTCTCAGATAGAAACACAAGATCTACATCACTTGTGGATCTGATGAAAGCTTATCAGGTTGGTTATAATTTAGTAAATAATCAGATAGCTGATATTCTTATAGATGAATTGGGTACTGTAATTGTGTTTGACCAGAATGCTCTTCCAAGACACTCAATGGGTGAAGACTGGGGTAAAGCAAACTATGCTAGAGCATATGTTGCTATGAAAGACTTTCAGATGCTTCCTTTGGATACAAGTATTACAAACACAGAAAATGCTACAAACTTCCAACACTATCAGACTCTTAATCTGGAACAGACAAACAGATTGATGACTAGGATTCAGCTTGCTAATTATTTTAAAGGACAAGCATTTGAAGCTATTGGTGTGAATCCTCAGAGACTTGGTGCTCCTATTGCACAGCAAACAGCTACTGGTGTAACCCAAGCTTTGAATCAATCTTATGCTCAAACTGAAATTTACTTTACTCAGCACTCAGATCAACTAATGCCAAGAGTTCATCAGATGAGAACAGATCTGGCTCAGTTCTATTATAGTAATAAACCTAGTTTGAGACTTAGTTATATTACAACTGAAGCAGAGAAGGTAAACTTTGTACTTAACGGTACTGATCTTTTACTCAGAGACTTTAATGTATTTGCTACTACCAAGACTAACCATAAAGCTATTCTTGATCAGCTTAAACAACTTGCAATGACTAATAATACTAGCGGTGCTTCAATCTTTGATCTTGGTAACATCATTAAAGCTGAATCTATTGCTGAAGTTACTGGTATCTTGAAAGGTGCTGAGGATAAGCAGAACATGATGAGAGAACAGGAAATGGCTCAACAACAGCAAATGCAGCAAGAAGCTTTGGCAGCAAAAGCTGAAGAACAAAGAATGAAACTTGAGTTTGAAGCAGCTGAGAATGAGAAAGACCGTCAGGCTAATCTTGATATTGCTGAGATAAGAGCAGCCGGTTATGGTGCTACAGTTGATATTAACCAAAACCAGATAAGTGATTATCAGGATGCTATGAAGCAAATGAAAGAAGATGCCCGGTATAGAGAAGATATCAACTTTAAAAAGGAGCAGGCTGCTGTAAAGAACTCAATGTCTAAGAGTAAACTGGATATTGATAGAGAGAAGCTTGCTACAGAAAGAGATATTGCAAACAAACAACTTGAAATTGCACGTACAAACAAGAATAAATATGATGTGAAAGAGAAGCCAAAAGAGTAAGTTTTCACACATAAAAAATTTAAAATTCAAGGCAATAAAAAATCTTAGCTATATACTACAGAAAATTAGTAAAGGGGTTCAAATTTATTAAGTTTATTTTCTGAACTTTGCCTATATTAATTATGTACACAACAAAACTAAAACCAACACAGTTATGAGTACGGAAAATAAAACAATGGAAAGCAATGTCAACCAAGTGGAGATTGACTTAGATGAGATGTTCAATGGAGCCCCTGGAGCACAGGCAATTACTTTGCCTTCTGCAGAACCAGCCAAAAAATCTATCTTCTCTAAGAATGACACCAATGTTGACATGAGTTTCACAGAACCTAATTCTGATGGCAGTGATGATTCTGATGATGGTAATGGTTTACCTGGTAACTCAGGTAGCCCCGAAGGATCTACCCAAAAGAAACAGGAAGTAAATGCTCTACTTGATTCATTTGTAAATGAAGATGAAGAGAAAGTAGAAACAAGAGGAAGAAAGCCTATCAATGGAATTGGTGATGTATTTCACAAACTAATTAAAGATGAGAAGCTGGTTCCTTTTGAAGATGATAAACCTTTTGAGGAATATACTCTGAAGGATTGGGAAGAATTGATTGAAGCTAATTTGGAAGAAAAAGCCAATCAAGTTAGAAAAGAGACTCCCAAACAGTTCTTTGAAAGTTTGCCCCAGGAACTCCAGATTGCTGCAAGATATGTAGCTGATGGTGGTGCTGATCTTAAAGGATTATTCTCAACTCTTGCTGCTGTAGAAGAAACAAGAGAGCTTAATCCTAAAGATGAAAAAGATCAAGAGTACATCATTAGAGAATATCTTGGTGCAACCGGATTTGGTACAGTTGATGAGATTGATGAAGAAATCTCTGTATGGAAAGATCTTGGTAAGCTTGAGCAACAAGCCATGAAGTTCAAACCAAAATTGGACAGAATGCAAGAAGAAGTGGTAATGCACAAACTTCAGGAACAAGAACTTAGAAAGAGACAACAACAGCAAGCTTCTAATCAGTACATGGAAAACGTGTATAATACCTTAAAAGAAGGAGCACTTGGTGAGTTGAAGATTGACCGTAAAACACAATCAATGCTTTATAATGGTCTGGTTCAACCTAACTATCCTTCTGTAACAGGAAAAAATACAAACCTGTTAGGGCATCTTCTTGAGAAGTATCAGTTTGTAGAACCAAACTATACTTTGATTTCAGAAGCATTATGGTTGCTATCAGATCCAGATGGTTATAAATCTAAGATCATGGAAAAAGGTGCAATTAAGAGTACAGAAGCTACTGTAAGAAAACTCAAGACAGAACAAGCAAACACTAATTCTGCTTCTAACTTCAATGATGAAGAAGATGATCAGAAAAGGTCAGCACCAAGCAAAAAACTTCCAAGAGCAAAAAACATATTTTCAAGATTTTAAAAAAACACATATTAAATAACAATATACTATGGCAACTCCAGTTTTAAACAATGGGATTTTCCTCAGAGACACTAACTACAAAGCAAGTTCTCATGTGGATTCTTATCACTTAACCCAGATGCTTGGTTCAGCTGAACCTATGGATCTTGGTCCTGTAGACATTTGGGCTATGACTCAGAAGGTAGAAATGCCTCTGTATCAAATGGCTTCATTTGGTGGCAAGAATACCATCTTGGTTGACAATGCACGTGGTGAGTACAAGTGGCAAACCCCTATTGCTCAAGATCTGCCCTTCGTTGTGGCTGACATTGAGCCTGCAAACATCGAAAAAGGTGTGGATGGTACTACCTTCATGATTAAGATCTCTAAAAGAGCTTTTGGTCATGGTGACATCATCACTTATGACAAGTACAATGGTCTAGAACTTTACATCACTGCTGCGGATATTATCCCTGCCGGTGATGGTTACATCTACACTGTTCAGCTTGTTAACAACAACAACTCAGCATTCCTGGATAATGTTTACCTGACTCCTGGAACCAAGTTCTTCCGTAAAGGTTCTGCCCGTGGTGAGTATGGTGAGCGTTTCTCTGATATGGAGACTGGCTCTGGCTTCCGTGAATTCTACAACTTTGTAGGTGGTGCTGAAGCTCACGTACACTATAGCATTTCTAGCCGTGCTGATCTGATGATCAAAGGTGGTTTGAATGCTGATGGTACTGTACCTGTTACTGAGATCTGGCGTAACTTCAACCAGGATCAATATGATCCCTCAATCTCTAACATTGAGCAGTTGGTTACCAACATGGGTAAAGCAGGTGCTAAAAAAGCATTTGACAATGGAACCCTGTCACGTACTTTCTTGACCAATTTGGAAGCTGCTCACTTGAGCAAGATTGCAAATGACATTGAAACTTACCTGATGTGGGGTAAAGGTGGTAGAATCAAACAGGATGGTCCGGATGATATTCGTCTATCTGTAGGTTTGTGGAGCCAGCTTGACAACTCATTCAAGCGTGTTTACAACAAATCCAACTTTAGCCTTGACATGTTCAAGTCTGAACTTTACAACTTCTACCAAGGTAAGGTTGAGTTCAAAGGTCCAGATCCTCAGCGTAAGCTGATTGTTCAGACCGGTATTGGTGGTATGCAGTTGATCAACAAAGCCATTGCTAATGAAGTATATGGTACTGGTCTGGTGCAGAATGCCGTTGAACTTGGTGCTGTAACTGGTAGCGGTATGGATCTTGACTTTGGATTTGCTTACACCAGCTTCACTATTCCTTTCTTGGCAAACGTGAAGTTTGTGTTGAATCCTGCATTTGACAACCTGCACACCAATGATATTGAAAACCCTCTGATTGATGGCCGTCCTTTGAGTTCTTACAGCTTCATCATCTTTGATGTAACTGATGAAGGAAATGACAACATCTATCTGCTGAAATTGTCTTGGGACAATCAGTTGAAGTGGTTCTATCAGAATGGTACCATGGACTACATGGGACGTACTCAAGGCTTTGCTAGCTCCGGCCAGTTTAATGGTTACAGAGTTTACATGACTCAAACCATGCCAGCCATTTGGGTAAAAGACCCCACTAAAGTTCTGAAAATAGTTATGAGAAACCCAGTAACTGGAGGCTCATTCTAAGAGATGTTTTAAGTAGAATAGGGAGAGGGGCAACCTTCTCCCTTTTCTAATGTTTAACAATTAAAAAAAAGAAAGTCATGACAATATACTCAAAAGCTCCTTTTAAGCATGTGACTGAGTTTAACAACTCAACAATTGCTGAATTGTTTGCTACACCTGAATTTGCTGAAGCAGTAAGTAGTCTTGTTCCTACATCATCATCTAGTTATAAAGTATATACAGCTCTGATATCACAAAGTGGTACAAATGACCCTACCGCAATAGTGTTAGAAAATACTCTTGGGGTACCAGTAACTTTTTCTAGAACTGGCGACGGAACTTATTATATAACTTGCTCCGAATTTAATTTTTTCACAATAAATAAAACATTTATTAGTCCAATAGTTACAGATGATGCTCTCAAACGATATATAATGAGACCAGTATCACCAACCACTATTGAGTTAGTTACATATAATAACT